TTTATTTTATTTAATTCTAATTGAAATTTTTGTCTGTCCATAAATTGGTCTGTTGTACCAAATAATGATTCTGGAAGTAGATTACCGACTATATCATCAACAATTTGCCCTCCTCTTGATTCTGGCCTATTATATCCTAATCGAGATGACCCACTAGCGTCTGGTGCAATACCAGCTGTAGGGTCTGTTCTTGGTGCTATTATTTGTCCGTCTGGGCCTACATTTATCCCTCCGTAGCCTGTAACATTAATAGGTTGATTTATTGTGGCTGTTAATTCTTCTAAAGACATACCACCACCAGCAGCGCCACCACCCGTTAAATCTTGATTGGTAGGTTTGCTAGTTACGATTCCTCTCATAGCGTCCATGCGCATTTGTCTTAGCATTTCATCTAACATTTTAAGACTCGTGTTTTTTTGATTTAATTACTATTTCTAAATCAGTATCTTTTGGTGTTTGTGTCTGAATTGAAATATGACCAGCGCAACCAACAATAAGAACTATTGGTATAATTGCTAATAATTTTTTCATTATAATCTCCTTAATATTAACCTAGTGTAAATGACCTTTCTTTGCCTCTTGACCTCATTGGTGTTGGGAATCCACTTAATAAACCACCTAAGAATTGAGCAAGAGCCATTTGATATTCTTGACCTTCTAAATATTGTTGATAATCAAAATCTAATTGTTGTTGGTTTCTAGCTGTTCTTCTATCACCTATATCAGTCATAGCGCCAAATTGTCCTAGAGCAGCTTCAGTAACCCCTGATGCTAAATTAGCAGCATTTAATAACCCGCCTTGATTTAATTCATTAGCCGCTAAATCAGCGCTTTGATTAGCAAGAGAAGCCTCAAGAGATGCCGCTTGGTTAGCTAAGTCTGCTTCTAATTGATTAGATACATTTGTAGATTGTGTTCTAAACATATTATCAACATTTGCTTGAGCAGTTCTAAACGCATCTTCTTGATTCATACCCTGTGCTTGAAGGTTAGCTGCTTGATTTGCTAAAGCGGCCTGTTGTGCTATTTCTGTATTAAATTGACCTAGTGATAAATCTCTAGCTTGATTTAATCTTTGTGCTTCCATAGCTGCATTTAACATAGATTGTTCAGCTGCTAAATCGGTAGCTTGGTTTAATCTTTGTGTTTCCATTAAGTTAGAAATATTATCTCTTTGTGCTTGATTTAATAATCCTAAATCTTGTGTAGCTAAATTAGCAGCGGTGTCAAACCCTTGTTTACCTAAATTTGCTGTTTGTCTTGCTATTTCTTGTAATGCTTGATTTTGTATAAGACCAGCTTCTACAGCTTCTCTTGTTCCTCCAAAAGCATTTGCTTGTATTGCTCTTGATTGTAAATCTGAAAGCTGCCTATCTCTGGCTTCTTCAATAGCACTTATAGTAGTATCTCGTACTAAAGTATTATATGGATTTAAATAAGGGTCTAGGTTTAAAAGACCAGAAAAAGTTTGAGGTGCTATTTGTTCTGGAGCATCAATTCTTTCTATATCAAAACCTCTTTCTAAAACTTCTCTTGCGGTTATATCATTAGGGTCTGCAACTCTTTCTTCTGCAACAATAGTTCTAGCTATTTCACTAGGTAAATCAATCATACCAGCTGTAACATCTCTGGAAGATACTTGTTGGGGTGTATAACTAGCAGCATCAGACATTCTTCCGTATAAATCGTTATATCTATCTACTTCATCAAATCTATTAGGGCTTAAAAATTTTAATGCTTCTCTTTCACCTATAGTCGTGTAAGCATCAGGTTCGGCAAATCTTGGGTCTGCGTATTCTTGAAATTCTCTAAGGCCTGTTGTTGTTACGGGTACTCTTTGCCCTGTTCTCATATCAATTCTATAAACAGGATTTCCGTCTGCATCTAAAACAGGTTTTGTTTCTGTTATAGCATCACGGCCATAACCGAAAGTTTCTGTCATCATATCTCGGATTGCTGGGTCTAATTCTGAACTTGTGCTTCCTTTTGATTTACCCATTTTATAACTCCTTGTCTAATGTAAAGAAAGTAGGTTTGTAACCTATATCTTTAAATGCTCTTTCCCAACCCTTTCTTCCTGTAAGCGTTGTGTATTTACAGCCAACTTGTTTTGCTTTTTGTTCTAATATAGGTATTAGTTTTTTTAACTCTTCTGTTTTTCCACCAGCTAAAAAACCATGTAGGTTATAGTATTGTGGAAAAGCATGGACTTCTGTTATGATGAAGGAGTGTCCAAGAGAATGATAATACATTTCTCCTTTGGCTATACTTTGTCTTACATCTTCTAAAGTATGACTGTTCTTTCCATAATCTAATGCCTTTTGTATATTTTTGCAATTTTTTTCAAAATTTTCTATCATATTGAACTCGCTGTTATGTTACCTGAATTATCAACTGTTATATTATATCGTGTTCCGTTAGGCGATTTAAGAATTAATCTGCCATCATTTATATTTATATCAGTATCTTTTTTAAAATTTTTTTTATCTTCTTGCTCTAAAGTATTATTTGTTTGTTGAGCAATACTCGCATTATAATCTTGTGAAGGTAATGGTAATCTCATTTTATCCTCTGCTACCTCCAGCCCTAACAAATATCTGCATATCTCCTACTCTCCAATCTGCGTTTCTTGCTGTTTCAATTCTAAATTTTACTTCTCTTGCAGTAAAACGAACATCAGTCGGATTTGCTAAAGTGAAAGAACCGCTACTAGGAAATGTTGTTTCTGTTCCTGTTGGATAATTTCTAACTTTAAATTTAGCAGAAACATCTCCTAATGTTTTTTCATCTGGTATTATTTGTAAAACATTCATCAATCTTCCGTTGGGTTGGTCTATTTGATATGGCCCTGATTCTGCAAAAACCCCTGTTGATTCTCCTGTATATGAATATCCTGTTTCGTGTTCGTATAATTTATAATCAGCACCAATCATCATAGGGTTTGTAAATGTGCCTCTATCTTCAGCGCAAGTCCTAGACAACTCACCAACAATCCAATGATTTTCTTTATAGTTCCATGCAACATATCTATTGTTTTCTGTGCTATCAGAACTAGGATAGAACCACCATATTTCAGAACTAGCAGAATTATTAAATCCATAAACTTTACTTTTTTGACTTACATTATAATCACTAAAAACATAATCACTTACATCACTAGCTAATGGTTTAACTATTCCGTCATAAATAAAGAACTGTCCTTCGCCAAACCAAGCGGCAAAAGTATCGGTAGCCACGGCAGCGTTAGTAGAAACAATACCACAATTTGAACCGACTCTTTCAAATGAATAAACAAATGGTAAACCTACATAAGTGGCTGAATGAGCATCAATCGTTGATAGTAACAGAATTTGTCCTTTAACTCTAACTGCTGTTAATAATTTACCATTACCATTAACATTAAAGCTACCTGATTGATTTGTAGCGCTTGGTGTCCAATCAGTATTATCTTCTAAATCTGACCATTGAACTTTTTTCGGGTCGCCACCAGCGCCAAGTACCATTAATGCTCTTTCTTCAGTAACAATTAAAGATTGTATGCTTGTCGGACAATTAGCTATTAACTGTGCTGGTGTTCCTGTTGATAATTGCCACTCATAGGCCTTTCCGTCTGTTGTGCTGCAGCCAACTAAAAATTGACCAAAGGTATCTAATGACCATGTTGTGCAAGGTTGAAATAAACCGCTATCAGGTCTTTGTGTTCCGTAATTAGAAGAACCATAAGTATAATTACCATAACCTACGCTTTGTGTTGCATCATTATTTCCTGTAGTAAAACCAGCTGGCGTTATATCATATTGCGACCCGTCTATTGTGTAAGCATATAATTTATTAGGTGTTCCTACAGCTAACCTTCTATTACCAGCATTATCAATCCAAGATAACATTCGTCTAGCTTTTCCTGTTGTTGTAGCTGTTCCAAATTGACTCCACCCTTTAATAGGTTGTAGAGCATTATTATTCCAACGAACTAAATTACAATCATGCCAACGACCTTTTGACTGCAACTCTGTTCCGTTCTTATAAACTCCGCTTGGTAATTTTAATTCAACATAAGGCATTATTCTTCATCTCTGTTAAGTGAGTAACTAATTATAAAAAAGGGATTACTGTCATCTCTACTGCTGTCGATTATTCCAAATGAAAAACCAGATTGAAAATCAATAGACAGTCCATAATCTGTTTCATCATCATCAATATTATAATCATAAAAACCAAGATGAAAGTTTAAATCTACTTTATCGCTTAGACCTAAAGCAGTATCTATTGAGTAATAAACTTCATCTCCAAATTCCATATCCCAATCAGCATCAGCTAATATATTTGCGCCAAGTGTAAAAGCGCCAATATCAGCAGTAATATTTACTTCACTAGAATCATATCCTTCATCTGTGTTATCAGGGAAAGCATAATAAATATAACCAACACTTACAGGGCCAAAGCTATATCCAGCATAAACATCTAGTTCGTAAGTAGTGTTATCATCAAAATCTACATTTGACACCCAAGCACCAGCCCAAAACCCTGATTCACTAGAAACATCTAAACCACCTTGAACAGCAGCACCTTTACCTTGCGACATTCCACGCCAAATATATTCACTTGTTATTGATGCGTTCCATTCTACATCTGCTGTTGCGACTCCAGACATTAAAAAACTTAATATAATTGGTAGTATAAATTTTTTCATCTTCATCTCTCAATCAAATATAATATCTCAGATATTTTCATAGCTGTTGCTTTAGTCGTTTTTAAGTCTGGTGTTGTATCGTTTTGATAAGTAACTAACAAAACACCCCAAGCATCTTCTGAACTCATTATAGGACACGCTGTATTGACTATATCTCTATCTAAAGAGGTGCATTGACTTAAAACAAAATGACCAATCACATATTCATCACCTTCCATAAAATATCCTGTTGGCAATAAATCTTCGCTGTTTCTAGGTTCATTATACAAAGGCACTATATTTCGTGCATCTATCCAATCATATAACCATACTGATTCAATATCTCTATTTGACCTTAGAAGTTTAGTAATTAAATCTTCTACTTTAACTTTTTTCTCAGGGTCTTTTTCATACACTTCTACTATTGGAATCTCATTATCTTCTTCAACACCAAGATTAAGATATTGTTGAAAACCTATATATCCAATTACAGCTACAATTATAAGACTTGTAATCTTCATAACAAAAGCTGACCAAGATTGCTCTGGTGATATAATACTTTTTATTGCTTCTATAATATTATTCATTTTCTCATTTTCTCTATTGCTCTACTTGAGAACCAAAAACATACAACTGAACTTAAAATACCAACATCTGTTTCTGAATATATCTCTGGTAGAAACTCATGTAAATCACCACCATTTTGATATACTTGCACAACAGCTAAAGTCTTTGCAGTTAAATACAATCCTAATATTGCAAAAGTAACTGTAGGTCTTACAAGACCACTTAAATTAACTATCCATTTACTAGCATTGTTTTGAATTGTTTGACTATGTTGATATACACCTGATATTTCGGCTTCATCTGCTTTTGCTTTAGCTACAGTTATTTTATGTTTAGCGGCCATTTCCATTAAAGCTAACTCATGTTTTTGCGAACTTTTTTGCTTAAAATGGTCGAGTACAGCGGGGAGTCCTGAACTAGCAAAACCTAATAAAGAGCCAATTAAACCGAACATGATTTTAAACACCTTTCAAAACTTTGTTTCATTATAGACTTATCATAAAAATGTGCTTCAGATAATTTATGTGTTTTTGTTTTTATTTCATCAACTAATTTAAAAATTACTGTTTCATGGTCTGAACCAAATAAAGCAATTATATCTGTATCTTCTTTTGTGTATTTTCTTTTTTCACCACCAATGTTGGTAGAAAAATTATATCTAGGTTTACCACCTTTTTTTCTATTATAATCTTTTGAAAGAGCAGATTTAACTTGAATACGAATTGGTCTTTTTTTGTAATTAACAATTACATCATAACCTTGCGTATCAACAAAAGCTGTTTGATAACCAAATTTTTCAAGAATGTAACACACAAACAATTCTCCTATTCTTCCTTTTTGTCTATTGTTATTCCCCAAGCATTTTTCCAAACATTGTAGCGGCAGCAGCCGATATACCACTCGCTGTTAAAAATATGCCAATGACAATACCTTTGCCTGACCTCATTTGCCCTTCAAGAGAATCAAGTCTTGTATTTAATCTTGAAACTTGTTTTTCAAGACTTTCGACTGCTTCTATTAATTTGCCTTGTTCAAGTTCAGACAGACCGCTCATTTAACTGCTCTTTTTTTTCTTAGTGTGATTACAGTCATAATGAACATTGTTAAAGTTTAAAGCTAAAATCTTTAATACTTTTTTAGCGTCATCAGGTAAAAGACTTGTAGGAACAAAGCTACATACTAAAGACGCTATTGTTACTACGCTTGTTAAAATTAATAAAAGTGTTGTCATATTTTACTCCTGTTTTTCGTAAGTGATTTCATTACCTTCTTCATCATAATCAATGTGTTCATGTAAACTTTTGATTTCATAGGTAAATCCTTTATCAAGTTTTGGTGGTGTTGGTATAGGTGTGTTTGCATACCACTTGTCTTGTTTTTGTAAATCTTCTAAAGATTTTTTATAGTCTGCTATTTCATCTGGAACGCCAACTTTATTAGCTGAATCTAATAAATCATTTAAGTCTTGTAGCTGTTG